ATCAAGTATCACTCACGGAGCAGATTCATGTCAGTCGCTATCAGTCAAGTACAGAAGCAACGTTATAGAATCACCCTGGATCTAGAGGTGATGGAAGACTTCAACCCACATAACATTGATTGGGAGAACCTCTTTGAAATGGAGGGGAATGAGAAGGTGATTGATAGCTACGTGGAGGATCTGAGTAATCCCGTCAGTTGGTAATTATGGGTGCTATTTGACAGTCGTTCTCTCTGGGTATACCAAAGGGGGGTCGCGTAAAGTGTCCCTATAGTGTAAGCATGACTCGAACCTCTATGACCACAACATTTCAGACAGATCTCACCGACACCCGCTACAACGGTTGGACAAATTGGGAGACCTGGAATGTTGCTCTCTGGATTGGTAATGATGAGGGTTTGTATCAGCTTGCAGGTGCTGCGGGTAACTATGAAGACTTTGTAGATGCGCTCGAAGGATGTGATCTCAATGACTTATCGACTCCTGACGGTGTTAACTACAGAGACCCTAAAGTAAACATTGTCGAGATCAATTCTGATTGTTACTTCGGTGTCTGATAGTAGAGGGGCAGTTGTTGACACTCTGCCCCGTATATGGTAGACTGAGAGTATCAGTGAAATGACAGTGTTTATGGGGGCGTTGTTGTTGCGTTGCGGGGGGCGTGATAAAAAAGGCAAACTACCCTAACCTACAGAGGTGACAATTCGACTTAGATATATAAAACAAAAAAAAAATTCCGCGTCAAAAAAAAAATTCCCGGAGGTAAAAAACCAATGGAAAAGGTTTATCACATCTATGCAAAAGAAGAGTGTTTATATAACAATCTAACTGAGCAACAATTTAATAATACATGGAACACCCTCAATGGAATGGTTGGTTTATTACACACCGACTATAATATTGAGGATTTGTCATATGAGGAGTTAGTAAAAACCCCCACGGGTGGACACGAACATTCATACTGAAAGTAGAGGACTGTAAGTCTGATATTGACAATATACATAATAAACGTTATAATTGATCTTGAAGGTTAATTCATCTTATGGCTAAAGGATTTACAGTTAAAGCAAATGCCCCCAAGAAGAAAGAAGCAGAGTGGGACATTGCAGCAATCAAAGAACGCATGAGAGGTAAGACAATTGTATTCTGTCTTCCTGGACGTGGGTGTTCATATACATTTCTGAAGAACTTTGTTCAACTCTGCTTTGATATGGTACAGAGTGGTTTGAGTATTCAGATCAGTCAAGATTACTCATCAATGGTTAACTTTGCACGTTGTAAGGTACTTGGTGCAAATGTTCTCCGTGGTCCTAAGCAAACTCCTTGGGATGGTCGTCTTGAGTATGACTATCAGTTATGGATTGATAGTGACATTGTTTTCAACACAGAGAAGTTTTGGCAACTATGTGATATGTCAATTCCTGCAGAAGGTGAAGAGAAAGAAATCGTTGCAGGATGGTATGCTACTGAGGATGGTCACACAACCTCTGTCGCACACTGGTTGGAAGAAGATGATTTCCGTAAGAATGGCGGAGTCATGAATCATGAGAATGTAGAATCCATTAGTAAGCGTCGTAATCCCTTCACCGTGGATTATACAGGTTTTGGATGGGTACTCATTAAGAAGGGTGTCTTTGAGAATCTGGAATACCCTTGGTTTGCTCCTAAGATGCAAGTCTTTGAGAGTGGAAGTGTTCAGGACATGTGTGGTGAGGATGTCTCATTCTGTCTTGATGCAAAGGAATCAGGTTATGAAATCTGGTGCGATCCTCGTATCAGAGTTGGTCACGAAAAAACTCGCGTTATTTGAGGTACTGAACTATGATGATGAAAGGTGGCACTTATATCAAAGGCAAGCCGAAGAAAACTCGGCAAGGGAACTCACAGTATACTCTGTTATCCGCGACTTCTCGTAATAAAGGGAAGAAACGATATCGTGGTCAAGGAAGAGGTTAAATAAGCAAAGCAATGTTAACTTATCATGGCAGCACTTATTTGCAACCTCCCCTCGGTAGAGGTCTGGGTACGTAAAGAATATCTTACGGACCATCAAAGCGGTCATGGTGAATTTGTCAAAGGCGTCTGGGTATCGGCAAAGTCGATTCCTGGGCGCACTTTTTATTTTGAGACATACTTACCAGAGTATGCCGCAATGTATGACAAGTTACCCATCAGCGCATTTGTCTCAGCACCAGAGACACCAGAACCTGATATGAACTTACCTAATCTACAGTTTTGGAACTGTATGGACTATGGAGTTGTCTCTGTAACAAAGCAATTCATTGGTTCTATGGACTATGAACTATATACAAGAGACTATGGGATTCAAAAAGGAACATATATTTGCACTTTAGACAATTATCATCAGGATCCTGAGGTAATTGACTATGCAACAAGCGAAAATCCAGCTGAGCACAAGTCGCATAACCTTATTGAACTGGAAAATGGTCAATATGCACTCTATCCAAACAATAGAATGCGTATCTATGACAACAGTCTAACTCCTGTTGAGCCAAAGATGCCTGATTTTAAAGTTTCGACTCAATATTATCAAGTTGAAAATGGTTTTGAACGTCTTGGTATGGGTCGTGAGGACGAATATTTTTGGAAAACAGCAAAAGAGCGGGAATCTATTGAATTAAATAGTGATACAGAAAAAGAAACCCCCAATTTTTAAAAATGACAGATTTTTTAGACAACTTAGCTAATGATCAGCATCAAAAGATGCTAAGAGAGATCTCCAACGACAAGATTACACCAAAAAAGACCGATAAAATCAAAGAAAGTGAACTCTTTGATCCAGAGGGTGATCCAGAACCACTTTTTGGTTGATAAATAAGTAATAATTGCCGTATTGTTGTGCCTTTAGAGAGGGTAAGTCAGGGTTTTAGGGACGTTAGCATGTCCTTTAAGTCTAATCCACTAACTAATGACTTAATTGCGCTCAAAAATGAGAATGCAATTGCTCGTTCAGTTAAAAATATTGTATTTACCCTCCCTGGAGAAAAGTTTTTTAATGAAAACTTTGGATCAAGAATCTCCAAACTGCTGTTTGAGAATATGGATGATCTAACAGCATCATTAATTAAGGATGAAATAGAAAGATCAATCAGAAATAATGAACCAAGAGTGAGATTGAGATCTGTCAAAACTAGTCCTAATTTTGGGAGTAATGAGTTTGATGTACAGATAGTATATGACATCATTGGTGCAGATGTACCTGCACAGCAATTAGAATTCGTGTTGCAACCCACAAGGTAAAATGCCATTAGTCAATTTTTCTAACCTGGACTTTGAACAGGTCAAAACATCCCTAAAAGAGTATCTAAGGTCAAACTCTAACTTTACGGATTATGATTTTGAAGGGTCTAACCTTTCAACGATCGTTGATGTTTTGGCATATAACACTTATATTACCTCATATAACGCAAATATGGTTGCGAATGAGGTTTTTATTGATAGTGCGACTTTAAGAGAGAATATTGTCGCACTTGCGCGAAATATTGGATATGTTCCCAGGTCAAGAAAGGCAGCAACTGCCACAATTAGTTTTTTTGTTGATACATCTTCAATTACACCAACTCCAGCAACACTCACATTGAAAAAAGGTGTTATTGCAGCATCTTCTGGAGCATTTGCTAATCAATCTTTTGTATTTTCGATTTTAGAAGATGTCACAGTTCCAGTTTTTGATGGAATTGCATCTTTTGATGATCTTCAGATTCGTGAGGGTGTTCTTTTAGAGTCTAACTTCATATATTCCTCTACAAACCTCAATCAGAAATTTATTTTACCAAATGCTGGTATTGATACCGAGTTAATTCGAGTTACAGTTAAAAATAATCAATTTTCAACTGCTGCAGCTAAATATAGTTTACAAGATAGTCTGTTTGAAATTAACTCGGACTCAAAAGTCTATTATATTCAAGAAATTGAAGATGAAAGGTACGAACTCATCTTTGGAGACGGAGTTTTTGGAAAAGCACTTGAAGAAGGTAATTATATAACTGCAAATTACATTGTTAGTAACGGTGATTCTGCAAATGGCATTAGTCAGTTTAATTTTTCAGGTAGACTAACATATACCAGGAACAGCACTGAGTATAACGTCACCTCTGGGGTGTCTCTGGTGACCCCTGGGGTGGTTTCTGCAGGTGGAGAGAACATTGAGACCGTAGAATCGATTAAAAAGTTTGCTCCAAGAATTTACGCGACTCAAAACAGAGCACTGACTGCAAATGACTATGAAACTCTGATTCCATCAAAGATTTACCCAGAAACAGAGTCTATCTCCGTATTTGGTGGTGAAGAGTTAGCTCCTCCACAATATGGAAAAGTCTTTATCAGCATTAAACCAAAGTTTGGCGATTATCTACCAAACTTAATCAAAGAAAATATTAAAC